CGTTGCCCGAGATGATAATGAACCCCGATGCCGAGGATGAGGCGGCTAACCTGATCAGTGCATCAGTGCCTGACATCAAGGTTTCGGATGCAAGGAAACTTGTGCGCGACCTGCGCGAGACGGGCATTGGCGAGATTGATGAGGAGTACCTGCAAAGGAATACCCCAGCAGTGACGGCATTGAAACCTTACCAGGATATTGCCATCCCGCCCGAGACAATCGACTTGCAGGATGCCCGCGTTATTTATCGGCGCATCTGGATGACAGAAGTGCAGGTGCGGGCCAAGGAAATTGATGAGGGTTGGGACAAGGAGTTTGTGGACATGGCAAGCACGATGCAGGGCAAGCAGACATGGTTTGGCATTACGAACGACAACTTCACAATCGAAGATTCGACCAACGTCATGCGCCAGAGTCATTTGATTGAGATAGTTTATGCGTATGCGCGACAACTGGATGACAAGGGTGTGCCGGGTATTTACTGCACAGTCTTTTGTCCGGCGGCATCGAGTGAACTTTATGGAAAGCATGAACTGTTAGGCTACGCTCACGGTGAATATCCATTCGTGGAATATCGGCGTGAAAGGATAAGAAGGGCGATCACCGAGTCAAGGGGGGTTCCGCAGATTGCAGCAACAGACCAGGATGAGATCAAGACGCAGCACGATTCAATTCGTGATTCAACTGCGTTTACGACGTTGCCGCCAATCAAGGTGGTGAAACGTATCGGGGGAATAAACAAGGTGGGACCGGGAGTACAACTCCCGGTTACCCGCGCTGATGATTACACCTGGATGGAGCCGCCTGCGCGTCCGCCCAATACTGCGTTTGATTTAATCAGGCGAGTGGAGGCGACCCATGCGGCATACTTTGGCACTGCACACGTTGATGTGCCTGCGATCAAGACCCAGATGATGCAGCAAAGCCTGGTCAATGTCTGGCTTGAGTCATGGGCGAAGATTTATACGCAAATGTTCAAGCTATGTTTGCAGTATATGCCGCCCGAGGAGATTGAGAGGGTCACCGGGGGTCAACTTCCGCAAAACATCTCTGAAATTCAGCATATGTTTGATTTCATTGTCCGCTATAACGTGGAGGAACTCGATACCGACCTTGTTAAAGCCAAACTGGAGGCAATCACGCAGTTTGTGGTGCCTTTGGATACCGGCGGGGTGATTGATCGCAATAAACTGGTGAAAATCATCATAGAAGCGATCTCACCAGAGGCAGCAAGGGAACTTGTAGTGGACCAGGCGACTGCTTCGCAGTCTCTTTTCAAGGGAGTCCAGAGCGATATTGGCATGATGATGCTGGGCAATGAACCGCTTTATGTGGAGAACGACCCGGCCGCACAGACCAAGTTGCAATACACGCAAGACGTAATGGGAAAAAATCCAAAAGCGCAGCAGGCACTCCAGGGAGACGAACTCTTCAGGCGGCTCATGGAAAATTATGTCAAAAATCTCCAATTCTCAGTCACACAGGCAGAAAATTCTCAAATTGGGCGTGTCGGGGTTTCGCCGGTTTCCGACGAAATGGCGGCAGAAGCGCAATTGCCGCCCCCGGTTGAGGAGAACGTGGAAATGGCACAGGCTGAAACCGCACAGGGAGCATACTGATGGATGAGATTGATCCGAGAGTAATCCAGGCGTTTTCCTTCGTTGAGAAAAACGAAATGTGGGACGCAATCAACATCCTGCTGGATGCGTCGATTGATGTTGAGGTGACCTACGCAATCAGCGGAGACACCCAGGGCGAAGACAGAACCCATGCCGCTGGGCGTGCCAGTGCGTTAACGGACTTCCATGCACTGCTTCATAATCTACGCAGTCAGGCACGCGAACAGAACGGCATGACTCCACCCAAATAGCTGCCGACTCGCGCTGACCCAAGCTGACCCAAGCAGACCCCGCACACCTCCGTTGTGCGGGTCTTTTTTTCGCAGTCTATTCTCATAACAGCTTTCTGGTTTTGGCTTTTCAAAACCTGTCAGTCGTCTGGATCGACTTAAAACTCCCTGTCTGTTTATGAGCGAAAAAGCAACAGCCGAACTCGGTGCGGCTGAAAAAACATCCACCGTGGAGACAGCAAAACCCAAAGGCCCAATCGACGGCATCGAACTTGAACAGTTGATGCTTGAACATTTTAAGGCCGAGGAAGGCGAAAAGCCTGCGCCCGAAAAACAGGCAGAGGAACCGCCGCCCGAAGACCCGGTGAGTGCCGGGGAATCCGAGGACGGCAAAGTTGATCTTTCTCAAAAAGACGAAGAAACGGAATCCACTGAGGAGGTAGAGGGGGAACCCGAAACCACCGAGGAGGAGGCTGAGACTGCGGAAACGGACGAACAGGACGCGGATCTTTCGGATCGCGCCCAGAAGCGAATCAATCAGCTTGTGCGCCAGAAAAAGGAGGCACAGGAAGAGAGTGAGGAACTTCGGGCGCAACTCAAGGAAAAGCCTAATGCCGCCGAGCCGATACTAGTTTCAAACGCATTAAATCCCTTTTTCAAACTGCAATCACAATCAGAAGTAGAAGCTGAGATAAAGAGGCAGAGGGGAATCAGGGAATTTTGCGAGATGAACCCAGATGGTTCAGACAAACTTACAGACGAGGACGGCAGGGAGATTGAGTTAAGTGCCGAGGATATCCGACGCCACAAGGTTAATGCAATGAATGCTCTTGAGCAGCACTTGCCCGACCAAAAAAAGTACGTTCGTGAATCAAGGGAGTGGAAAGCAGAAACGGAAAAGGTTTTTCCGTTTTGGAAAGACCGTTCCTCCGCAGCCTACCAGGAGGCACGGGAATTCTTGGAAAAGGTTCCCGAGTTGCAACGGATGCCCAGTTATCAATATTTAATTGGTGCAACGATGCTCGGGTTAGCCCAGTTGAACAAGGATGCCAAGGCGGGCCAAAAGCCCAAGAAGGCACCCATCAAGAAGGCACCTGCCGAACCTAAAGCCTCACCCAGTCCGGCACCAGTCTCGAAAGAGACTGCAAGCCAGCAGGGTGCATATGACCGTTTCGCAAAGTCTGGAGGCGCAAGCGAGAAGGATTTAACCGCTTACATGAAAACACTCATGTAGGCGCAAAGCGAAAGGATAATTCAATGGCTGAATTATTTGAAATTAACCAGGTCGGTAAAAGAGAAGATCTGGCAAACATAGTGGCAATGGTCGATGCGAAAGACACCCCCGTTGCCAGCATGATCCCGAAAGGGAAAAAACCGGGTAAGGTATTATTGCCCACCCTTTAGGTGACTAGAGGGTAAACATTGCGGAATTAGCCGGGAAACCTAAATGAGAAATCATAAGGCAATCCGAACCGAAGATCACGCAAAGCGTGACCAGGGGCAGAGCATAGGGGATGGAATAATTCCCCCACGAGGCCGCGACTACTCGCAGGAGTAGAAAAGATATGCCGATCCCCGGTGGAAACGCCGGGAGGTGAGATAAAAAACTCACCGACAGTGTTTGAATACATACCTACAGTGGCAGGCAGATAAATTATAATTGTCCACCCGGCAGGTGACTGCCGGGGAAGTATTGCGGAATTAAGCGGGGAATCTAAATGGGAAACCACAAGACAATCCGAACCGAAGGCGGGCAGGAACACCGTCAGGGGCAGAGCATACCGGGTGAAATAATCCCGGCAAGAGGCCGCGACAACTCTTTGAGTTGAAAAGATATGCCGATACTCCGTTGAAAAGCGGAGAGGTTGGATAAAAAGCCAACCGTTAACAGTTGAATATGCCAGCCGCAGTCAGCACGGGTAGTGTTGACGGTGTCGATGTAACGTATGCATCGGACTTTGAGAACTTGAACAGTGGCAGAAAGATTCTGTCAAATTACGTTCAGGTCTTCCAGCGTCCGATTCGCGTTAGCCCACTCTCAGTTGATGTCAGCATTGTTGCTGGTATCACCAACGAGTTGGCGAACATGACTGCAAAAGGTGTCCGCTTACTCAAGCGAGACATCGAGAAGTCAATCTGCTCGGATAATGACGGGCAGGAGGATAACGGTACGCTCCCGTATCTGACCAAAGCGTTGGGTACATGGATCAGCACAACTGGCGGCACCACGCCAGCGGTGGACAGTGATTATCGCACGCCAACGGCGAGCATATCGACTACCTCCGCAGCCTTAACAACAGAGACAGTGGTGCAGGACGTTTTAACGTCCATTTACGGGGAGACAGGCAAGTTTGGCAACTTTGATGCCGTACTGGGAACGACCATGAAACGGGCGTTCACTAACCTGGTCTTCACTACTACCGCAAGCGGGACTGATTCCTATCCTGCCATCCGATCCTTTGATCGGGACGCAGCCGATAGTGCCTACAATAGCAATATAACGCTGTTTTCGGGCGATTTCGGCAAGCTAAGGCTTCACGCCTCGGCTTTTTTGCCTGCGGCAGATGATGGTTACATCCTGGATATGGAACTTCTGGAATTGCGCTACAGCAGTCAACCAGAAGTGACTACGCTGCCTGATTTGGGCGGTGGTCCAGCGAGGTTACTCAAGGCAGTAGCTGGATTGGTGTGCAAGAACCCTCTGGGTCTTGGCGCACTCCGACCTGCCTAAACTGAACAAAGGAAACTCATGTTGGAAAATCTCCCAGGCGAAGTTCGCGAGGAATTAATCGACGAATTTCGTCTGGGATTCCGACGTGAAGAAATGTTGGCAGGTATTGCGGCAACTGCCGCAGCAAAAATCTGCAAAAAGGATCATCGTTCAGTTGATGGACTGGGTGAGGCGAGGATGAGTCTCCCGCCTCACCTATTTCACAAATGGGGTCAAAAGTACGGGTACGCAATCTGGTCAGACGACCAGTTTTTGCGAGAGGCAGAACGCGATAACCCGGCGATGAAAATAGTTTCCAAGGGAACCAAAATCCAGGTCGGTTATCGCGGTGATGATGCAGAACCGCATGACCGGCCACATCGCTTCAGGAGGTCATATGCGGACAATTGATTTTTCAACATTACTTTACCGAACGGCAACATTGTGCGGGCTTGATCGCACGGCGATCACCTCATCCACATTCGCCACCCTGCGCGACCTGGCGAATCATCGACTGGCGATGATCTGGGAATCCGAGGCATGGCCGCAGTTGGTCAGGGTATCCGATGACCCCGGCGAAACCGTGAGCGAGGCAAGTGACGGCACGCGCACCGTCACGCTGGCAAGCACAGTGGGCGACCTGTTTGACGTATACAACCAGAGTCCGCGAGTAACCACCCGCGCAAGGCCAATCAAATACTTTTTATACGATAACGGCACCACCCGCTACATCAACGTGATGGAAGCGGTGGACTCGGGCGTTTACCTTGAGTGGAGGAACGCCAAACCCCAACTCTTCGGGGATGCCTGGGACAACTCGTTGGCCTATGCGGTAGGCACCCAGATTTATTTCGATACCACCACTGACACTGGCAGCTTTGTTCCCTCCCCGAACAATGTAGGCGGGGGAAACTTCTATGACTGCGCGGTGGTGACAACGGCGGGCCAATCCCCGACCACCAATGCGGCAAGCTGGACAAAGGTCGATATACCATACTTTACCGGCGAATACATCACCCGTGGTGTATTGGCTGATTATCTGCGAAGCGAGGGACAATACGAGCAGGCATCTGTTGCTGAAGCGGATGCGGAAGGCGTGAAGGCTCAAGAGGTGGATAAGATTGTTCGCCAGGAAGGGCAGGTTCGCAGAATGAACGTTTACACTTATTGATTACCATGAATATACAAACAGCAAAATCTAGCCCGAACTCAACAACGTCGCCCGCTACAGCGACCACTGTTTTGGCGGCAAACCTGGACCGGAAACGGTTCACCATTCAGAGCCAGGATGATGAGGTTCTGTATCTCAAACTTGGCACAGGCGCGAGCAGCAGTGATTATCACATTACACTGTCCGCTGGGAGTGGGGCAGCGGACGGCACAGGCGGGATCTTCACCAATGATGGTTACCAGGGAGCAGTGTCCGTTGCGGCATCCGGTACACCGTCTTACTCGGTAATCGAGTACCAGTAATATGCGCTGGCTTTTGAACAAGGCGGGAGTCGCAAAGATGCGCCTCGCCAATGCTTTCCTGTTACAACAGGACTCAAGCAAGATTCTGTTGCAGGATGGTGGCAGGATAGTTCTAACGTAGGGGGTTAAAATGGCTGACAAAAAGATTTCACAATTAACAGAACTCACCACTGCTGCTGATGATGATTCACTGGTGATTCTCGACAAGGACGCGGATGTTACCAAGCGAATCGAGGTCAGTAACCTGGTCGGCACCAATGAACTACTGCTAAAGACTGCCAGCACGCTGACCAGTTCCCCGCAGGCAGTCCAGTCAGTGGGTGATGAGGTTTCAGCGTTACAGATTTCTTCTGTCGGCGTGAAGTC